TATTTTTCATATATTCAAATTATAACCCTCGCAATTTTTCTGACTAAGGAGCATTTTTTTGTTCCATTTTTCTTACACCTTCATTCTTTGCCGTCTGTTCCTCTTCGATTTCCTTCAGCTCTTCATCAATGCGATCCGCGTTCCCAGCAAACATAATGCCCTCACGCCTTGACCATACACCACCACTGACAGCGGAGACGGCAGTAGTCACCTTATCGTTCAAGTCATCAATCATAAACGGAGCCAAGTCTGTCTCAATATCAATAGTCTGTGATGCCTTGTTGAACTCAGTGGGATTAATCGCCCCTAAAGCAGAAACAAGGAAATTAACCCTTCGTTGTAAAAACTCTCCTATAACCTCCGCATGATTACTTACGCTCATATGGGCACCCATGAACATAAAACGGAAAGCTGTACCGGAAGCCTTACCTACACCTTTCAATGTTTCAAAGGATATTCTCGGAGTATTCGACATATCGTAAGCCATGTTAGTAAGCGTTTCAGCTTCAAATTTAACCGTATCAGGGACCTGATTCCACGTCAGATATTGGGCATCTGCACCTTCCCCTGTGAGTTTAACCATCCTATCCTTAATCTTACCCATGAAGCCTTCTACATCGCCAATCAGTTTCAGCAAAGGGAAAAAGTGATAGTCGATACAATCAGCGTAGTTAGATAACAGCTTCTCCAACCGGACCCGGAAGGTCTTTATCTTCTTGCAATAAGGTTCAGGACGATAAGCGTAGAGAACCGGTAACTTAGGGAAGCCATGAGCGAATGAAGTTCTTTCCTCATACCCCTTAGCCAAATCCCACTGATAGACCATCTTATCGGTGATAGTCATAAAGCAAGTTATCTCCGAATCATCCATGAGCTTCTTCTTGTACTCACGTGAGAAAGCAATCATCTTACCTTCATCATTGAAGAACGGATAAAGCTTATCCCCATGGAACGGAGACCATAATACGCTTTTCAGCTTCTTGGTAGGTTTTACCTTGCCTCCGAATGTAGTCTTAACTTTCTTCCAGAACTTCGCCCAGAACGAATCATCATCGGTTACGTACCAATATTCCGCTACTTCCTGCTCGGATAACCAGGCACGAACTATCTTCTTATTCTGGTATTTGATTTTATTGGACTTGAATACAGCTTTGACCGCATCCAACAGTTTCTTTTCGTCATCGTCGGTCGGAGTACAATCCATAGACGGTTCTGTGCCGACCGTAAAAGCTGTTTGAATGTTCACTATATCTTGCTCCAAAGGAATGGAGATACGGTTCACTGGTTCGGTCTTGTATTTCGCTTCGATTTCGTAGGTCTTGCCTGTCTTTTCATCGAAGACCTTTTCCGCTTCTTTTTCAAGAACCTTTCTGTCCGGGTACTTTTCTTTATCCACCATGATTTCATGGCGTTCTGGATTCCAATCGTCCCACAATTTACAACGGTCGGGAAGTTCGGTCTTTCTACCTTTCTTCAGGTAACTTATTTTCTGCCCAATGTCTAATAGGGCTAATATTTCTTCTAAACTCAATGGCATAGCTTATATTTTTAGTGTGTGAATATTCCAGTTAAATCTTTCGGCTTCAAAATGCGTCCAAGCAAACAACCCAATACATAATATCTAATGGCATCCATCAAATGATTATATTCATCTACTGGCTCATTGATGTAGTTTCCATCCTTATCTTTGTCCCAAACATATTTCCGAAGTTCAGTAATAAGATTGTAAGAGCGTTCTGTTACAAAGAACTCCATGTCTTTAATCTTATCAATACCCGCTTTGATTGAGCCGGGAAACTTATCTACCGGATAGATATTCACGCCTCTGTTCTTTATCTCTTGAATCAATCGAGGGTCTTGCGAATCGGCAAAAACTTTCATAGAGAAAGGTTTTAATCTGTTGGCAATAGCCGACGAAAGCATATCCGTTTCATAGAAAAGTTCATCAACATACAAACGGTTATCAATGATGCCACATCTTACAGCAGCGGAAGGATCATTAGTAAATCCAAAGTCCTGCCCTATTCCTACCTTTTTGCATTCCCGTGGGAACTCCTTCACAATACCCCACTTCTTGAATACCGCACCTTCCGCCACGTCAGCCCACTGACCGATAACCACATGAGCATATTTTTCAGGGTTGTTTACCTTCATATCCCCCACTTCTTTCAAGAACTCAGGTGAAAGATTCTCCAAGTTATCAAAATACGTAGTATGGATATGAAGTACATTCGGATGAGTGGAAATCTGTACCTGTACACCGTCAATCTCCACAAGCTTGTGAGTTTTCTCAATATACTTCTGGTAGATGAAGTGATTGGAATCGCACGGATTCATTATAATGATAATCCGGTTCTGAATCCCTTTCTTACGGATAGAGAGCATTATCTTGTCGAATTCTTCTTCATTTGTCCACTCTTCCGCTTCATCGCAGACGAAAGTAGTGATACCCTGGATGGATTTTAGTTTCGCTGTTTGGTTTCCTGATGAAGTTTTGATACCTCGGAACATGATACGGCTCTTAGTCATTTTGTTGACTATATCCGTCTTGGTGGTCTTGAAATACTTTGTTGTTCCGTCTAGGTCAATCTTCTCCATCATTTCGGGGATGATAGACATACCAGCGGAAACCATCGTGTAGCGGGTGTAGAGAATCTGATGAACAATCTTCTCGGCTTCCGTCATTTCAAAGGTCAATCGTTCGATGAAGGTGGAAGCATTGAAGGACTTGCCGGAGCCACGTCCCCCAGTGATAAGGATGATGAATTTTTCCTTATCCTCGTATAATGGATGGTAATTTTCTTGGGGTACTATCATTTCAGTTTGTCTTTAATCCAAGAATCAATAGAAATACCGTGGTCAATATCGGTAGGGATGTCGGCATCTTCATCCTGTTTGCGTTCAACTTTTCTCCAATCTTCATCATGGTGGTACAACCAAACGGACATCGCTTGCAGATTCGGAGCCAGCTCACTTTCGCTGACTTGCAATTCTTCTTCACCGGTCAGATTACCTTCCATGTCTTTCAGTTTCCTAACTACAGTACTTTTTGTCTTGATACCACCAAGAGCCATAGCAAGGAACTTAGCCCGTACTGTGGATGTTACGAGCGCACGCCCACGCGCTAATACTTGAGATAATTGCGAATATTCATTCTTCTTGATGCAAAAAGTTTCGGGTGAAATTCCAATAGCGAAAGCTATTTCCTTGTCAGTGAATCCCTTCTTGGCATACGATTCCACGAGAGAAAGAAAGTCCTCGCTTGTATAGTCAAACTTGGGCTTTCTTCCTCCTTTACCTTTTCTGCTTTTAGATTCACTATTGTTCATAATCAATTATCCGTTATTATTACCCATATATATGCGGCGAGAGACCGGCTTATTTCCATAGACATCAATTCCTCTTTTTGAGAAATAGCTATCTATTTTCTCAGCATATCTTCCCATTATGGATTTCGTTCTATCCCTTATGTTTCTTTGTCTTGCAGAACCTAACCCGTATTGCCTTCCAGCGTTGTACATTATTCGTCTGGACTGTTGATATAACTGGCTATATGTTTTCTTTCTAACTCAGCTTTCCTCCCAATAATTAATCTATTCTTTCTACTTGTTCATCAAATGCTTCTCCCTTTATGAACTTCATATCAGGGTCATACCCGAACCTTTCGCAGAAAGCGGCTTTAGCTTCATAGGTATCGAAGGACAACATCACATAGGCATCCATGTTCTCGGCTTGCTTCTGCGCATTCTCCTTTACCTGTTGTTTGACTTCTTTCATGTGGGCTACTTTTTCGGCACGTTCCAATTGCTTGGCGGCTTTCTCGGCTTCCTTTTGCTCGGTAACTGGTACCATCATATCAGAAAGGGCATCAGCAATGGAGCTTTCCTCTTCTGTCTGTAATAGGTAGTCAACACCAATCATGTTCAAATCAGCATCCGTCAGACCAGCATCTTTCCAATCAATATCGGGGACGATACGGGCAAGAGCATCAAAATCCCAAGTACCTTGCGCATTAGGGTTATTCATCAAGATGTTCAGCTCCTTCTCCTGCTTTTCGTCCACATCAATGACATCGACACGGATACGATAGTCGTTATCAGGAAACTTTTGCAGTTCGTCCATAACAGACAAACGCTGGTGTCCGCTGACTACTGTAAGACCAGTACGCTTATTCACAACTATTCCACCTACCAATCCGAATTTCTTGATACCACGTTTCAATGTCTTACGTGATTCATCGGATAGCTTTCTCGGATTATAATTGGCAAAGTGAATGGCAGAACGATTAAGCTCTACTGAATCACTCTTTATATACTTACTTAGTTCCATTATCATACTCAAATAAAATTCTTCCACTCATTGGAAACGCCTTGATTATCTTCTGTAAGTCTACTGGATAGTTACTACGAAGCCAAAGAAAGCAATCAATATTGAAACCAATACCATTACTTGCCTTATTGCCATATCTTACCGGTTCAGGCAGGTTATTTTGTTTCATATAAGCAAGAATATCCTTTTGCGTCCAATCTGCTAAAGGATAACACATACCATTATTCTCATACCCCTTTTCTTCGTAACCATTCAACATTAATCTACGATTCATGCCATCGGCTTTTTTCATACCCAAGAAGGTATAATAAACTCCATGTTTTAATTGCATGGCTTTCACGACATCGGCTAACTTCAACAGCCTTACTTCGGGATTAGGCACGCAATACATGCCACCTCTAAGAATATATGTAAGGTTCCAGTGTGGTACTTGAACAAACTCTATCTTCGGGTATCTGGCTTTAGTCCAGTTTATCCAACGGTTGATATGTTCTAAGTCTTTGACGAAGTACATGAACACGCAGACAATACGATCAAACTTTGGATAGAGTAAATCAAGCAGAACAAGCGAATCTTTACCCAAGGATAAAAACAGTAAAGCCTCACTCGATCTTTCTCGAATGAGGTCTATATACCGGTTCGCTTGCTCTACTTTATTCATAGCTAACCACCAGATAATCCAAATGAAACACGAAGGTCACTGTAACGTTGTCTACGTGAACCTAACTGGGTGGCACTTGCCGTCCCCCTACGATTAGCAACTAATCTACCGCCAGCACCTGCACCATTCATATTTCTGCGCGGTCCGGCTACTCTGTTTACTCTTCTTGCGACTCAGCAATAATTTTAAATTAAACAATCAATCTATATGTTTCTCTAATACCTTGCCTAAAGTATAGTCCATCTGGGCAGCGAGGTATTCTTCACCTTGATACTCATAAACAATATCATCCCCATTATCGTCCGTGAGAATAACTGCTTCTGCACTCTTTACCTCTATAATCATATACGGGCGTTTGCCCTTGTATTCGCCTGTAAGTAGTTTGATGGCATCGTACTTGATAGGCTTCAACTCGATTTCGCCCTCTTCGGGAAGTTCTTCGTCAGCCTTATATTCTTTACCACCACATAAATAAGTTATATACTTCTTTGCGTTGGTAGGTCTAATTTCGCGGTATTCATGAGTTTTTTTACCTGCTAGAATCTCATCAAAATACTTTTGCTTAATTGAAAGTGTTAATACATTCATAATCGTGTCCTTTAAAAATTAATAATCATAGTTGCGGGGGGCTGAATCGAACAACCGACCTCTACCAAGTCAAAGTAGCAAGCTAACCACTGCTCTACCCCGCGATAGCACCACTAAGGTACTACCATAACCAAAGATATAGAAATATACTCAATCGATATACACGACAATCGACTTATTGTCGTGAACTTAGCCAAATATCTCGTTTTTCTCTGCACGCTTCTAAGGTAGGCGCACAACAGGCGAATAATTCACCACTTTCAGTACGGTAGTCATACTGGTACATTCTCACTCTTTTACCCTTCAACTTGGTAGTGTAGGTACAATAATTTTCTTTACCGGGTTGGCATATGCTGCAACCGTTTTTGTTTATTGAGTTCATCTTGATAATGGATTTAATTGATTAAAAGTCCAGCCGGCTTGTTTTAGCTTCTCTAAACCATCGGGTGATATTGCGTAATCAATTGGATGCGCAAAACTATCACCAAAACCGCCCGTATAGAAAGTATCTTTATGAAGAACACCAAGCGATTGAATTTCTTTCACTTTAGATATAGTGTTACGCCAAA